CGGGCGTCGGGATCGTTCGGCGACGGCGTCTTGACCAGGTGGGGTCTCTCTTTCACCAGCTTTGCCAGTGCCTCGGCAACGCCTTCGACCTTGCCCTTATCGTCAAACGTGAACTTCGCGGGATCCAGGAATGCCATCGCATCCGCCGGGTTATGGAAGTTCGCCTGCGTCGCTGCGAGTGTGACGGCGCTGCTGATGCGGGCCTGTTGAGCGTCTCGCTCTACGGCCTCGACGCGATCCTGCGCCTCTTTCAGCTTTGCCTGCACGCGCTCCAGCTCCGTCATTGCCGCCTGCTTGCGTGCTTCCTCTGCTTCCTCGAATGCTTCTAACTTCTTGCGCCGATCTGCCGCCTCACTGTTGGCTGATTTGAGCGCGGCGCGAACCCTCTCTAGTTCAGCCTGTAGTTCTGCGGCGTCTGGCGCTTGGTCGCCTGCGGGCACCTGGCCCGGTGGCGGGGTCTTGACCGTCTCGGTCCCTACTATTTCGTCTGCCATCTCGGCCCCCTCGTGTTGTGGGCGTCTCGCCCGGTATCCCTAAAATGAAAACAGCCCGCACTCGGAGGGCACGGAGCCGAAGCTCGGTGCTCTCAAAATGCGGGCGAGACTTGCTGCGCAAGTGCAGCCCTGTTATTCGTACGTGTCAGATGCTACTATCTAGTATAGCACAGATTCAATCACAATGCAAACTACGCCATCCGATACTCGCGATAGTCGCACGCTGGGCAGCGCACATTCATCATGGGTGGATAGCTCAGCAGAAGGTCGTGTGGGTTGCTGTCCCACAATTCCATGCCGCACTCGGGGCAGGCGATACCATTGCCGCGGATCTCCGTTGTATGCCTGTAGCTCGCCCGCCGTTCGGTGTTATGCTTCTCTAGGGTCTTCAGCTTAGTCATCGTCGCTCCTTTCAAGCGATTCGCCCAGTTTTCTCCAATACGTGATTCAGGAGCGCCGTCCGCTTCTCTGTCACGGTGAGCGTGATGACATCGCGCCCCACCGCGTCGGCATAGGCTTGATACGCCTCTGCCCTGCTGATTGTTGGCATTGTCGCCAGAAGGCCAAACTTCTGCTCTGCCCCTATTGCGTCGATGATGTACTCATAGATGTCGCTCATTCCTTCAGCTCCCCCATCGCGTCCGCCATCTCCTTGATCAGCCCCTCCAGGTGCCGCACGATCATCAGCAGCGCGCGGCGTATGCACTGGAACAGGGCCAGTGCCTGGGCGTGGGTCATGCTAGACATCCCAGGGGGCTGCCATCCCCTGTTTCTCTGCAACGCTTGCTGCGGCTTTAGCTATTTCAAGCATAGTGTCGGTGGGCGTGAAGTTTCGCACTTCCTCATCTATCAGCGCGTCCATAGCAGCTATTGAGCACTCGCATTCCCACACCGGATATTCGCGCCCCTTGTAATCGGCGGTCGTCTTAGTCATCACCATCATACAGTCTGGGCAATAGGGGAACATCAACACGCCGTCGCCCGCATACTCGCAGATAACCTTGTCAATGGCAGCGCGCACAAGCTTGGTGATTATTTTGTCGCATAGGGACGCTTCCAGGCTTGCCATCACGTCACCTCCTTTGTATGCAAAACCTTCATCACCTTATCTGCTTGCTCTCTATCGCTGTCCCTTTCGCCTTCCGTCAGGTCATCATAAGCTGTGCCGGTCTGGCGTTTCCATCGCGTTACATTGTTAGCGGAAATCGTTACTGTTCCATCAGTGTTTTCGGGGCTTATGGTGAATACCCAACGCATCCAAGACGCCCATATCTCATGCTGTATTTGTGCAACGGCCTCCCTGACCGGCACGAGCGTGACGGTCAGGAGTGTTGATTTCTCATTCATCACTCATCCTCCCACACAAAACGTAGCCGATTGAGGGCCTCAGTATCTTCCCACATCTCCTGCCACGTCTCAGGTGTCATATCAAAATCTTGCAACTTTTCGGGCGCCTTGCGCATTGCTTTCGGTATCCAGCTGCCGAGCCTCCAGTTTGTCCACATCATGCCCTCCGGTTGACGTCAGCGACGAGGCCGAACAGGGTGGTATACTTCCTGGTTCGATGGTCACAGCCCCGGCACCGTGCGGAATACAACTTCTTACTCCGATCTAGCCGCCATTCCTCGCCGCAGTGCGGGCACGGATCAAGCTCGGGGCACTTGCGGGCGTTGTGGGCCTCTACCGCTTCTTTGTACGTATCGCAAAGTGGGCCGCGGGCGTGGCATTGATCGCACCTAGTATAGCAGCTTGTACCAAACTCGCCGGGTATCAGATACATCTCACCACCGCAGCGCGGGCAGGGCTTCAGCTCAGGTTCTATCGGCGTCAGGGTGACGTGGTAGCGCCCATCTTGGCATTGGCTTATGTTCTTTTCGCCCGTGCCTGGCGGCCATGTTGTTATCACGGACCCGCAACCTCGATGTGCTGCGAATATCAAGCGTGCCTCAAACTCAATCGTCTCACTCATCTTGATCCTCCTTTACTGGATCGTCTAGCGGCGCGCCGGTCTTTGCTTTTCTAGCGCCTGCCACTCCTCATAAGTCAACCCGCGCAAGCCATCCGATGTCATCCGCGTGAGTTCTTCGCGTTGTTCGCCACAGCGGAAACATATCCAGGCGTGAGTCAGGTACACGGGATCAGGGAACGCGTGCCATCCGGCCTGTGACCAGTTGTGCCCAAGGAAGCGACATAGAAGTCGATCAAACCAATGTGGCGCCTCGACTATAGGCGTGTGGTCTGCCAACCACCTACCCAAGTACAAGCCCAGGGCAAAAAGCAAAAGCGGCATTAGACGTCCCCCTCTGTGTCGTCTAGCGGCTCAAACTGTGTACACACGGTGCGCTCTGCCATTCGTAGGCGTGACGCCCCATCCCTGCTGTGCCGGATAGCTGGTGTATTCGCGACCTTGAATGAGTGCCCACAGCCTGTCAATGCTTGGCTCACCACGATGCAGCAAGTAGCGCCCGACTTGCTGACGCCCTCGTTGCCCAATGCGCTGGATGTGAACGTCAACGTCATCGTCGCCGATGTAGAGCGTGACGAAGCGTGCCTTGTCAGTCATTCGGCCTCGCCTTCAGCCTCTAGCGGCTCAAACTGGATGCCGTGGTCGCCGGCAAGCTCAGCGTGCAACGCTGCCTCCGACGCTCGGTTCTCTGGCGTCTTGATCCAGTCCTCATTGCGAGCCGGGTCTGGTAGCTTGCTTATGTCAAATACGCCGATGGGTTTCTTGCTCATTTTGCTATCACCTCCACGATCATTGCTGCCTCGTCTCCAAACGCGCCTAGATGAACGAACTCAAACTCGCTCAGACACCCAAACCCAGAGCGGGCGCTGCCGATCAGGCGCTCACGTGGGATGTCCATCTCGAATACCACCCCGGTCTCACCATAGTTGCGATCAAGCGCGAAGTCGCGCGCGGTTCGCGTGTCGACAGACCAGCTTTCCAGCATGCTGCCGTTGTATTCTACGGTTTGAAGCAGCGGATTTCGGTTAGGCGCACGGTCGCGCCACCCGGCAAAATCATCGTCAGGAATTGTAAAGCCACGCCGCAACCTGATCGTGTCACCAATGCCAGCGGCGTCCAGGCGCTCTTGGGTATGATCATACATCGTCCTTAGAAGCCGCTGCTGTTTGTCGCTATCCATAATCGGGAAATATTTCGGGTTCGTTTCCCTTAGCCAAGCGTCAACACTTTCCCGCGTCCCTATGTATGATGTTTCATCTTCTCTATTCGTGATCCTGGCAATATAGCTTTCATACTCCCTGCTTATCACGGATATTTGGTCCTTTTGCCATTGCGGAAGATCAATCCCCAGCATCTTGGCGGCGTCCTCCTGAATAGCCAGCGACCTCATATCATTGTCATTGGATGATTCTGACCACTGGGCGACGAACTTATTGCAGTCCTCATATGGGATGCCAGTGCGCTCTGATAACATCGTAACGATCTCGTTCTTTGCAAAACCTGCTTTGTCGGTGGGGCTCTGATCACTAGGAAGGCCGCTCTTCAGCCATTCCTGCATTCGCGCGTCTGGTGTATCTGGTTCATCGAGCACAATGCCAGGGTTCTTCCTGATGGCGCTCAGCCAGTCATCCGCGGGCACCTTCACCGCCGCCCACTCCGCATAGGTGCCCACCGGCGCGTCCGCGCCCAGCAGCTCGTACAGCGGCCTGGGCGTCCAGCTGTCGCCCCACACGGCGTCCGTCGTCTTGTGCGGGATGTCCTCTAGCGTGAACTCGCCCGCCTTCCACGCCTCAAACTTCCCCTCGCCCATCATCTTGCGCTGCGTCGCTTCGTCCTGGCGCTCAAACCATTCACGCGCCGTCTCCTCTTGGAACTGCGGCTCTGGCGCGTCGATGCCCAGCTCAGCGTAGGTCTTGGTGACGGGGAGTAGCGTGCAGCGGCCCATCACGTGATCATCCATGTCCTGCGCCACCGTGTAGAACGTGGAATCGAGCATAATGCAAGCTAAACACGTTCGGTCCCCTCTATCAGCGTGTCGTTGCCAGCCCTTGACCACATCACTATTCGCCTCATACGTTTGCCGTGATGCTGTCCGGTAGGCGCGCAGGTTCTCCGTGCGTGCCAGCCGCAGCGAATCAGTGAGCCCCATCCCGTAGGCTTGCCGCAGCTCTTGCGCCAGCTTGCGCGGCCCCCAGCCGGCAGTCAGGCCCGTGACCATCGTCGCGCCGAAGTCCTCAGCCGCGTCGCCGGCATATTTGGCGATGACATCGCGCAGCGGTGAGCCGTCCTGCATGAAGCCGACCAGGTTCTCTACCGCCGCGCGCGGCATCCGGTACTGGTCGATGTTGATGGAGGAACCAGGCGGGAAGGCGTACTGAATCAGGTTTGCAGAATCGCGCTCGCCAGCCACAAGAGACTCACGCTTCTGTGCGATGATGTCCTCACTGGCGAACTGGGCGTAGCCGGCCATCTCCGTCTCGACCTGCACTTGGATAGCGCGCAGCCGCTCAAGCCGCGCGATCCTGCCACGCGAGACTTCCTCACCGGCGAGGCGCATAGTCTCCACCTCAGTCGATAGCGCCGTGATGTCGCCCTGTAGCCGCTGCCAGGAGATGCCGTAGTAGCGGACAAGCGAAGTCGCAGCGCGGCGCTCGCGTGCCAGTAGCCGGGCGCGGAACAGATTGGCGGCTTCGATGATGGTGGGGGTGATGGGCATTAGGTGAGCAGCTCCTTTCCTAGCTTCTACGAATAGTCATCCATCACCAGCGTCGCCTCGCCGCAGGCACTGCACATCAGCCGCAGATACCCGCCCGAATACGGATAGTCCCACCAGCACACCTTGAAATCCTCAGAGCCACAGCTGCAAATCAAGTTGGGCTCAGGGGATTTGTCGTACAGGCCGAGAGTGACCCAGCGTTTATCTTTCCACGCTTCGGGGCTCCATGCCTTGCGCGTGCCGTCTGGGTGCGTCTTGGTCATCACGCCCTGACCTGGATCTGCTTCGGGCACGGGGGGCAAGAGTATCAACGGGCCTTGCTTTTGAGGATACATTATCGTAGATACGCCGCTGCTGCCATCATACAGCTCGGTACGTATGGAAACATCCGCATCAAATATCAAGAAGAAATCAGTGTTATCACTCATCGCCTTGCTCCTTTCAAAAGCCTGCGATACCGTACATCTACATAATACACGAAATCAGCGCCCATGTCAAACTACGCCGCCCTGCTCAAACTGCCTCAGCAGCGCGCCGCCGATATTGCTCTGCTCCTGCAGATCTTCAGCAGATTGCGCCTTCATCTTCGCGATCTCGTCTTGGTCATAGCCCATCTCTGCCCACAGCATCTCCCGCGTGACGCCCAGCCCCTGCTTCAGCATCAGCGTCTCCAGCTCCTCCTTCTCATCACGCGTCTCTGACGGCTCCCATTGCGTCTCAACCATCGCGTCGTCAGCGAACGTCTGCCCATGCATGGCGGCCAGGTTGCGGGCGATGGTGAATAGGTTCTCCCACCCGTTGCCGATGAGCGTCTTGTACGCCCGCACTTTCGCCAGCAGCGGGCCGTCCTGCTGCTTCAGCGTGCCCTCTGCGGAGATCTGCCCGGTGATCTGGAAGCGCGCCGCCGGCGTGTCCGTCACTTGGGCCAGCTTCATGATGTAGGAGTCGAGCGTCGCCAGCATCGGTATGAGGTCGGACGGTGGGAGCACGTCGGTTGATGGCTCCTGTCCGCCGCCGCCGGAACGCACGGCAACCCACGCGCCGGGCGTCATTGTCAGGTAGTTGCCGCCGTCTTTCTCCGGAGCCTTGCCGTCGGTCGTAGCCATCCAGTTGTATGTGAGCCGGATCGGGAACCCACACGCGTCCGCTGTGGCGATGATGTCCAGCGCCGTTTTGTTGATGAGATCCTGCAGCGGGATCGCGTCCCATAGCTCGAAAGCACCGGGCTTGCGAATCGGCGCGATAGGGATGCCAAGAGGCTTGCCGGTCATAGTCACCCAGGGGATGATGGCCTCGCTCCCATCGTCTACGAACAGCTGCCAGCCCGCATTGTGCAAGCGGCCCTCAGTCACCGCGACATAGCGCTCAATACGGTCTGGAAAGTAGATGCTCATGCGCTCGCGGACCTTGTTCTGGTCCTTGTCATCGCGGTACGTCTCGTACCACCGCTTGCTGACGGCCTCCAGCTCCTGGTTGGGGTCGTTTTCGACGTAGTGCGCCTTGCAGCCGAAGCCCGTGCCACCGGCGAGCTGGCGGTCGGTGTATCGCGGATAGGGCGTGAAGGTCGGCATGTCGTCCTGTTCCGGCCAGTCCACAGCGACGAACGCCTCGACCTCGTTCACCGCCTGCTGGTGCGTGTCCCGCTGTTTGGCGTCCATGCGGTTGTGCTCCCAGACGTCCCAGCACCAGGCGGAATAGTCCTCATCGTCGCTGAGGAAGCCCGAGACGATCATTCGCTCAACGACAGCGTCGACCACGGGTGCGCAGTAGTTGATGGCAAAGCGCTCATGGGTGAGGTTGTAGCCGATGAACTCCTGCTGGCGCTTGCTCATCTTCGTGTTCTGCTCGCCGGCATAGTAGTTGCGGGCCACGATGATGCCGCATAGACCAAATCGAGATCAATCATTCATTCCCCCTGCTAGTACACAAATGATGGGCCGCCAATCACTCCCAGTCGTGCGTGATTCGCCAGCGCTCGTGCGATTACCGTGTCATCGTGCAATCCTTCCGGCGCGCTGTAGCTGCTGCGACCCGTCTGCTGGTTCACCTTCCGCTCGTAGGCTTCCAACTCCATCGTCGCGATAGGATCATCCAGCCACTGCACCTCTTCACGCTCGAAGGCCAGGGCCAGCGACTCAATCAGTGGCGGCTTGCTGGAGGCCGTCGTCTGGAACATACGCACCGGCAGCCCGTCGCGTTGCAACTGTTCAGCTATTGGCTCTCCCATAGCGTTTGATTCCACAAGGATGTCATCAACCCGCCACTTGTCCGCGAGCACCTTGAGTCGCCCTCGCTGAAATACATAGTCAATCTGGTTGAAGCGGTCAAGCGCCAGCTCAAGCCCACAATCGGAGCATACCACCGATAGACAGGTGAAGTCTTTAGATTTCGCCCAATCGCAACCCATCACTACCCGATGCGCCCGATGATGGCCCACCACCGTCTGCTGATGATGTAGACACGCCTGAATATTGCGGAATACAGCGCCCTCACCCTCCAGGAACTCGGCCATGATCTCCTGCTTGTAGCCGTCTTCGGTCAGGTCCTGGCTGATTTCCTCTAGCGTCTCCGCGTCCAGATATGGATTGTCGTGGCTGGTGAAATGCCACGCCGCCCAGCGCCCGGTTGTGTCCGCTATTGCCTGTGCGTACTTCTTGAAGAAATGATTCTTGCGCTTAGGCGTGCCCCCATAGGCGATGACGCCGCCGCGGTCCAGAAGCATCGGCAGCACCACCTCATCAACGTCCGGTGACATCAGGCTGTACTCGTCTAGCAGAATCAGGTTGCCCCAGTCGCCTCTCAAGGTGTCAGCGTTGAACGCCGTCTTGCACCTGATACGCGGGGCATTCTCATCAACGCCAGGTTCCTCCAATATGCGCTTGGTCTCACTTTTGACCAACCGCCCGGCGGCAACGTCTTCTTGGTAGTAGTGCCGTACCGCATACCAGAAGCGGTCCGTCTGCTCTGCCGTTGGGCCAGCATAGAGCACGCGAAGCCCCCGCTGCAGCCCGCGCGCCGCCAGAATCGCCATGCCGGTAGTCTTGCCCCCGCGTCTGCCTGCCACAATAACTTTGCGGATTGCGGCAGAGTCAACAAGACCGCGCTGTTTGGCGTGCGGGACTGGACAATCAGGACGTATCCTCAGCCAGCCGTGCGTCACCAACCTGTCGATCTCGTCTAGCTCTTGCCGTGTCAAGAATAGCTGCAACCCTGGCAGCTCGCTCATCATCTGTAAGCTCAACATTCGTTATCTCCATAGGCCCGCCGTCCCTGCCGGTGTTCTCTCGTGCTTCCGTCTTGACGTACCCGCGTTCCCGTCCCTTCATCGACAGATACCAGCGCACGTCTGCGCTATCCACGACAATCGGCTCTCCCGGCTTGCCGTCAGGCCCGTCCTTCATCGCCTCAGCTTGCTTGCGATTCGACGCCATGATGTTGCCGATTATGACGTTTTCCGCGATGTCCAGAATACGCTCAGCCTCGGCCTCGTATGCCTCGCGGACTGTCGGGTAGCCGTCGATGTACTTGCGCGCCGTGTGCCAGGTGCAGCCGACGACCTTGGCTATCGAACTAACGATTGCGCCCGAGCCAGGCATTGCGTCGATGAATTGTTGAGCCTTGTAGCGCTCCTTACCTGCCACCCCTGCCCCCTTCGTCAAACTTCGTTGATTCGCACCTCTACCCCATCAGCTCCGGTGTGCCGTTGGTCATCTCAGCCCATCTTTCAAGCGTAACCGCCACGTACTTAGGATCTATTTCAATGAGCCTCGCCTTCCTACCAAGCCTCTCGCAAGCGATGCCAGTAGTGCCTGAGCCGGAGAAGGGATCCGCCACACAATCTTCTGGATTGCTGCTATTCTCGATCATCGCAGCAACCAGTTCAACTGGCTTCATAGTCGGATGGAGCTTTGACTCTCTAGGTCGGTCAAACTCAAACACCGTACAGTTATTGGAACGCGGCTCAAAGAAATGCGCTCCGTTCTGCAGCCATCCATATAGGATCGGTTCGTGCTTGTACATATAGTCGCTGCGCCCAAACACCAATTGATTCTTCAGCCAGATCAACTGATGTCGATACTGGAAGCCACTCTCGTTCATCGCCGTGATAAAGCGGATGTGTAGCGGCCCCGGCGGGGCCGCTACGTATGCGACTGCGCCAGGTAGACAGTGCGCCGCCATCGCAGAAAGAGCGTCTGTCGTTAGCGTCCCAACCTCGTCTGGCAACAGATCATCGCCTTCGATGTCGTCCTCCAGACGATCGGACGGTCCGATCGTCTGGAGATATCTGTTTTTCGCTCCGTAACTCACGCCATATGGAGGATCAGTCCATACCATCTCCGCCTTCTCTCCCCCCATCACCCGCTCAACCACTGCTGCGTCCGTGCAGTCGCCGCAGATTATCAAGTGTTCGCCACATTTCCAAAGGTCTCCAAGATTTACGCCCCATTTCTCGCGTAGCTCCTCAGCTCGGTCAACCTGTGCGCCGGGGTCTTCGGGTGGCTCGTCTTCCTCAGCCTCCAGCATCAGCGCCAGATTCGCCGCGTCATCGTTCCACCCGCGCAACTGGCCCTCGTCGAGGCCCCAGCTCTTGAGCGTCGTGGAATCCCATGCGCTCAGGATTTCCCAGTCGTAGGACCCGGTTGCACCTGAATGCAGGAAGATCACCAGCTTCTCGCGTTCCGGCTCGGTCAGTGGTCTACTGGCCACCCGCACGTCCACCTCGAAGTCGGGGCCGTAGCGCTCGCAAGCCGCCCACACAAAGCTCCTCTGATGACCGTCATAAATCTCGTCACCTGGCCCAATCGCGATAGCGTGAATCTGCCCGAACTGGTCCATCGACTCGACGAGCCGCTTGGCACCGGCGTCCTTGATCTGCCGTGGATTCTTTTCCCACGGTACGAGATCCGAGAGGCGGCGCGTGCTATTTGTCCAGGTGAGGTCGCTCATCCTCTACTCCCGGCAGCTTGAACACCTTGCGGTCCTGCCACTCAGCTTTTTTCCCATTGTTCCAAAACTCCACGGGCGTGAGGAATCCTACTACCCTGGAAAATACCAGGCATTTTACGCGCAAATTACCATCGTCGCCCTGCGTCTTCTCGTCTATCATTGCACCACCCTGATTAGTTTCTTGCTCGGATAGAACCACAATTCCACCGGTCCTAGAGCCTGCGGATACAAACCCGTGTACTCCGGGTATCCCTCGCGTCCGTCCAGGAACGCGCCGACGTTGACCATCACCTGCTGCTTATCCACAATCTCCAGTGTCTTGGGCGACACACCCAGCACGCGCTTCTCAAGCACCAGCTTCGTGTGCGTATGCCCGCGCACATAGATATCCGCGTCCCAGCCCAGCACCAGACGCTCCAAATTAAGCGCCTTGCTGCCGGCCAGCTTTCCGCCTCCAGAGCCGTGCGAGATGTAAAGCGTCTGCGTCCAAGTGTCCACGACGCGCTGCTTCTCCCCTGCCCGCCTGCGGAAGCGTACCCGCACGAATCCCGAATAGCCCAACGCCCGCCCTGGCTCAAGCCCTATCGCGTCGCTCAACTCCCGGTAGATGTCGCGCTCGCTATACTTCTGCAGCGTCGCCTCGTGATTGCCAAACAGCCGCGCCCAGCACGTAGAGCCAAGCCGCCCGAAATAGTGCCGGTAGCGGTCCACCTGCGCCCTTGGTAAATCCACCAGGTCTGCCAGCCCGATCCAGTCCGGCATACTGCGCGGATCAAAGCGCGGATCGCTCATCCTGATAGCGTCGATGGAATCGCCCAAGTCGATCCAGTAGGTGTTCGGCGCCTCTAGCCGTTTCGCCGTTTCCTCAACCAGCGCCTCATTGGTCTGCGCGTGGCCCAGGTGCAGGTCGCCAACAAGCACGAGCTGGACGCATTCGTCCCAGTCGTCTAGCGCGATCTCAACAGCCCTCACGGCGTGCTGTCTTCTAGCGCCTCATACACAGCCTCCGCCAGATCCTCGTCAGCCTCCAGATCATTGTCCTTCACGATTGCCCACAGGCGCCGCACGAGTGCGCGAAATTGGTCGACCATCTGCTTGAGCCCCCTATTCTCCAGTTCGAGTGCTGTCACGCGCTCCTCCAGATCTCCAAGCCGCTTTGCCAATCGGTCTAGTTCCCCCCGCAGCACTCCTATGATACTGATGAGTGTGGATGCCTCAGTTCCATCCGTCATCGCGATGACGAGCCCGGTGTCAGCATCGCGCTTGTCACGCTCCCGCCGGTAGAACAGAACTATACCGCCGCCGATACTGCATACAGCCACAATGATGCCGACAATTTGCAAGGCCATGTCCATGTGTCAATCCTCGTTCTCGTCCTCGTTGATGTTCGGTTGGTATTCGTGTTCCAGGTCGTATGCCATATTGTCGGCTGCATTGGCGACACGCTCGACGTGGTCGGGGTCGCGGCCAACGGACGACCGCACCAGGCGTGCGCAGGATTCCATCAGTTCGGCCAGCGACAGCGCGCGGCGGACGACTTCACCCGGGTGGTCGTTGCACATAGGTATCATCTGATTCTTCGGATTCAGCGGCTACGATGCTCATGCCCAGCACAAGCAATGCCGCGGCGTGTGCGCTGCGGCTCGCCCGCATAAGGAGCATTGCCAGCTTGCTCCTCAGCCAATGCCCCGGCTCGTAGACATACCACCAAAAACGGAACTCCGGGTCGCGCATCTGTTCATCGAGATAGTCCTGGAACTTCATCGCGTCACCGCCACTCGCAGCAATACTCCAATCATCACGCCAGCCAACGCAGGTTGAATCTTCCAGCGCCAGGCTTGGTCCCATCGAAAGCAGATGCGCGCCCATCGTGACGGCGGCTCGATTGGATGCACGCGATTCTCGAACTCCATGACGCAATCAGCCAGTGCGTCTAGTTGCTCAAACCGCGCCTCGTATTCAGCCTCGGTGCGGATCTGTGGATAGTCGCAGATCACTGCTTCCCTCTCAGAATCCTCGCCACAAGCCCGGCGCCGTTGACGGTCGTGTGCTGCACAGTACGCGGGTTCGTCTCCTTGGCCGGATCAACCAACTCCATGAAGAAGTCGCAAGCGTGAGGGTGGCGGTCGATTAATATTGGCTCGACCGCCAGGGCCTTTGTAGATCCCAGGCTCTCAGCAAGGGACAGTGTTCGTTTCATCGCGTCACCCGAAATTCGGCCAGCGCATACACAGCGCGGGCCAGGTCCCAGCCCGGTTGTGAGTAGAATCCGAGCAGCGTGCCCCTATTCCCGCTCCATGGATCAAGGACAAGAATATCGTCGTAATCCTCAGTCATCGCGAGACCAAGAACGAAGTGCGTATCCAGCGCGGATGTCGCCGGCTTGAAATCGACTTGGAGCACCGCCGGCCCACGGGTCAGTGCATTCTCTACCCTGGAAATGTCCGCTGGGCCACCGCGCCACTTGTGGTAATTGACAAACTCAAGCCCATACACAACATCTGCGCACATGTTCCAGTTGAGCAGGCCGCCCGTGGTAAAGCCGCCTATCTCATTCAGGCGCGTTGTCAATTCACCTGGCGTCAACATAGGTTCGGCGAGCGTTCCCAGCATCGCGACCGCTGTCACAGCGCAGCCGGCGGAGCCGATCGTGTAGCGAGATACTCCTAGCCGGATGGCCGCCCAATGCGGATTTCGCTGTGAGAAGGCGATGGGCACGCGCTCTGGCACCGGCTCTTGCCGCGGGATGCAGTCGTAGGCAATACCATTGATGGTCAGCTGAATATCAGCCATTGACGCGCTCCTTTACACTGATCGCGTAGGCCCGGTATCTGTTCCACAGGCTGTAGATCGTGTTCAGATAGGCGCT